ACATCTTCTCGCAGCAGAAGGTCAACTTCGATGAGCGTTCCGAGCTCGCCCAGGTTGTTGGCGCCGCTATCGGCCGCCGCCAGGATCAGCTGATCCTCGACGCGCTGAATGCAGCTACTAGCACCGGCACCGTGGCCAACTCAATTGGTGGCGCAAACACCAACATGAACATCTCGAAGCTGCGTGAGGCTGCCAAGATCCTGAACGCCAAAAACGTGCCTTCGGATAACCGGCACATCATCATCCACGCTAACTCCCTGGCCGCAATGCTCGAGCAGACCTCGGTCACCAGCTCGGATTTCAACACGGTCAAGGCGCTTGTGCAGGGTGAGATCAGCACCTACATGGGATTTCAGTTCCACATCCTGGGCGATCGCTCAGAGGGTGGCCTGCCCATCGACGGTTCTAGCGACCGCACGCTGTTTGCCTTCCACCGCGATGCCATTGGCTACGCAGAAGGCATCGCTCCTCGTACCGAAATCAACTACATCGCTGAGAAAACGAGCTGGCTGGTTAACGCTCTGTTCTCGGCCGGTTCGGTTGCTATCGATTCCGAGGGTATCGTCAAGATCACTGCCCGCGACACCGCGGCTGCAGCTTAATAGGGAGAACTGATCATGGCTTTTGATTCGGCCGGATTTAATACCCACGGCGCGTCGAAATCTGGCAACGCACCGTCCGTGCATACCTACAGCACGACGGACGCAATTGCTGATGTCAACACAGCCGGATACTTCAACTCGTTAGTATCGCTGCTCAAAGTCGGCGACATCATCTTCTGCTACACCAGTACTGGTGGCACCCCCGCGATGTCAATTGTGTGGGTCAATTCCAACTCTGGTACGGCGGTGGATGTGACCGACGGACTGACCGTCACCGCAACAGACTCTGACTGATCGGTGATGTAGTACGGGGGCCAGCCATCGAGCAATCGGCGGCTGGCCTTTCTCACATTAAGGGGTTGCGATGGCTTCTGGTGATACTGGTGTACGAATCTGCTCTGATGCCCTGCTGATGCTAGGTGCGCGGGCGATCACATCGTTTAACGACGGAACCGACGAGAGCTCGGTATGTGACCGCCTCTACCCTAACGTGCGCGACTCCACGCTGGTCATGTATCCGTGGACGTTCACGGTTAAGAAAATGCAGCTTGCGCAGCTGATCACCACGCCAGGCTCGGTGTGGGAATACGAATATCAACTGCCAGGCGATCGCCTGTCAAACCCACGCGCCGTGTATGACACCGACGCCGTGGGCGCGTACCCGCAAAAAGATTGGGAGATTCAGGGCGACAAGCTGCTCACCAACTTGCCTGCGGTGTATATCGACTATCAGTACCAGACCCCAGAGTACGCGATGCCGTCGTACTTTGTGCAGCTGCTCAAGTATCAGATGGCTTGGCACATCGCCGAGGCGATCACCGAGCAGCAAGATAAATCTGCCAAGTGGCAGCGCGTGGCGCTGGGTGATCCATCTGAAAATATGCGCGGCGGGTACTTCCGCGTGGCCGCAAACATTGACGGACAGAACCAGCCGACCAGAGTCATTGAGGACTTTAGTCTTATTGCCGTGAGGAATTGATGCCACGTTTCGTCGAGTTCCAGACCAACTTTTCAACGGGCGAGCTCGACCCACTGCTACGGTCGCGTGTCGACCTGCAGTCTTACAACAACGCGCTGGCCAAGGCTACCAACGTATTGATCCAGCCCCAGGGTGGGCTGCGGCGCCGGCCCGGCACCAAACACATCCTTGAGCTGCCGAACACCAGCACCGCATCAGCCGGCAACGGCGTGCGCCTAGTTCCGTTTCAATTTTCTGTGGATGACTCATACATGCTTTGCTTTACGCACAATCGCATGTACGTTGTCAAAAACGGTGCCGTCGTAACAAACATCAATGGCAGCGGCAATAATTACCTGACCACAACAATTGGGTCTTCGATTGTTGATGACATGTGCTGGACGCAGTCGGCCGACACGCTGATTGTTGTCCACCCTGACATACAGCCTGTCAAGCTGGTGCGCGGCGCAACAGACGCAAGCTGGACGGCCACCACGATTACGTTTGACAGCATTCCGAAATACGCATTCACGCTGACTTTTACCACGCCATCTGCCGGCCACCTGACTCCAAGCGCGGTGTCGGGCAACGTGGAACTGACGGCACAAAACTCGATATTTACGTCTGCAGATGTCAACCAATACATCAACGCCAGCCCGCAGGGGCGCGCTCGAATTGTCGAGTATGTCAGTGGCACCAAGGTCAAGGCGATTACTGAGTACCCGTTTTTTGACACCACTAACATCGCCCAAGGCAACTGGGAAATTGAGTCTGGATACGAAAACGTGTGGAGCGCCGGAAAGGGATGGCCGCGGTCGGTGACATTTCACGAGGGCCGGCTGTACTTTGGCGGCTCGAAGTCTAGGCCATCAACTGTCTGGGGCTCGAAAATTGGTCTCTTCTTTGACTTTGTGCCAACCGAGTCCCTGGACGACGACGCGGTCGAATCCACACTTGACACCAACGAACTCAACGTCATCACTGACATCATCTCGTCGCGTGACTTTCAGGTGTTCACCACCGGCGGTGAGTTTTATGTGCCGCAGCAGGGCACCGACCCAATCACTCCGCTAACCTTTACGTTTAAAAACGTATCGCGCAACGGCACAAAACCCGGCACAAGGGTGCAATCTGTTGAAACTGGCTCGGTGTACATCCAGCGCCAGGGCAAAAGTTTGAATGAGTTTGTGTTTTCTGATACTCAGCTTACCTATATTACGCAGCGCATCTCCCTGCTTGCCGGCCACCTGCTTAAAGGGCCGCAACGGATTGCACTGCGCCGGGCATCATCCACCGAAGAGGGCGACCTACTTCTAATCACCAACACAACCGACGGCACGATCGCCGCGTTCTCAATCATGCGCTCGCAGCAGATCACCGCACCGTCCGAGTTCACAACGGATGGTGAGTTTTTGGACATCGGAGTGGATGTCACGCAGATATACACGGTGACCAAGCGCACGTTCAACAGTACCGCTCGCTACTTCATCGAGCTCTTTGGTTATGACTACTACACCGACTGCGCGTTTGTCGGTGGCGCTGCAGCAAGCGCAAGCTCTCTGCCGCACATTGGCAAGAGCTTGAATGTGATCACTGACGGCGTGCCGCAATCCAACGAGACAGTCTCTGGCGGCGGGTCGGTGACGTTTGACCGTGCGAGTACGACAGCCTACGAGGTGGGACTGCCGATCACGGTGTACGTCAAGACCATGCCGGTCGAGGTCAAGTTGCAGACCGGCAGTCGGGTGTCGTTCAAAAAGCGGATCGTGGAGATCTCCGCGATCCTTGAGGACACACAGAACCTGGTCATCAACGAGCAGCCGGTGGCATTCCGTTTGATGGATAACCCAATGCTCGATTTGCCGGTGCCGACATTTACTGGAATCAAGCGGGTCAACGGCGTGCTCGGATACAACCGCGAGCAATCCATCGAGATCGAGCAAGACCTTCCGCTGAAGATGAATCTATTGGGCCTCGATTACCGCGTGGCCGTTCACTCGGGGACATAAGACATGGCAATTACACCTGGGCAAATGTATGGCGCGGCCAGCCTAATATCAGCCTACGGTCAAGCGGAGGCGCAGAAGGCGCAGGGCATCTACAACCAGACCGCCTATCTGCTGCAGGCCCGTGACACCCTGGCTGTCGCCAACGTGCGGGCCGACATGGCCATGCAGTACGCAGAGATCCAAGCTGGCCGCACGCTTAAGAAGGCAGAAATCGAGGCGCAGAATTACACCATCGCCGGCAACACACTGCTCAAGAACATGCGGGCCACCAATGCTGCGATCCGGGCCAGGGCAGCTGCATCTGGTGTCGCCTATGGCGAGGGCAGCGCAGCGGCAATCCAGCGCGAGAACGTGGCCGCCACCTACCGCGATGTGGGTATCGCAGACCTTAACGCACTCACCGCCCGCGTGCTCGGGTTTGAAGACGCTAGCGCAATGTTGCAATCCACCGAAATGCAGAACATGCTCAACCTGTACACCGCAGGCCGCCAGGCAGAGCAGTACACCCAAGCCGGCGCAGCTGGCCGCAGGACGAGTGGCCTGCTTGCCGACGCCACCCTGGTGCAAGGCGCAATCAGCGCCGGCAAAACAATACCCGGGAAGACAACATAATTATGGCCCAAGAACGAATCGAATCAGGACGGATGCAGATCGCAAACGTGGGCGGCGTGCCCATGCAGCAGATCTCTCAGAACCAGGTCGACTACATCGGCCCACGCGTCCAGGCGCAGGCGGCCGGCCAGCTCTCGCAGCTGCTCGATCGCATGAGCTCCTCCCTCTTTCAGCAGGCCAGCGAGCTGCGCCAGAAAGAGGGCCTGCAGTTTGTGGCCAATAACCCGATCACCCCGGAGCAGCTCGAGGCCGCCAAGCGCGGCGACGTGTCACAGTTGAAGCTGGGTGGCAATTTCAGTGTGTTTGACCAGGCAGTGCGCAAGGCGAGGTCTCTTGAGCTCTCGTCGCAGTTTGAGATGGAGGGGCGCAATGAGCTGATCAAGCTGCTCGCTGATGTGGAGGCCGGCAAAGTTACCTCCGCAGACGTAGATGCCAAGATTAAGATGTTTACCGACGGATACACTAAGACCCTGTCGTCGGTAGATCCGGAGGCGTCGTTTAAATTTCGAGCAACGATGGCCACCCACGGCAACACCGTGCTCAAAGCTGCCTACGAGACCGAGCTCAAGCGCGCCAAGAATCAGCGGAT